AGAGCCCTGTGCACGTTTTGCTGTTGCCATATGCATTTCCTCCTTTAATATTCAATATTCCCGCCGATTACATGCGGAATTTCTATAGTAGCTGTTAAACGTCCAGTGAATACTGGGCGCCAATTCATTGAGTCTAATTCATACTCAATGCCTATTACCGGAAACGCCGGATTTACCTTACAAATACATTCGATGATTAACTGCCCTAGGTTATCTGATTCTAGCGCTCCATCATACCGAATAATATTCTTAATCCGAGTTGCACCTTTATGGACGATACCCCATACAATCATTAACGAGTATGTGTAGGTATCAGCAAGCCCTTCGTTCTTATTACTCGGTAGTAATATGATGCAAGGGCAATCTTCTTCAAGCGGTGCTTCGACGTCATCATATCCGACATACAGTTGCGCCGGCTTTCCGTATTTGCCATTACAAAATTTAGTCAAAGCTTCATCATTCGCTAGGGCTTCAGCCCAGCGCTCAACGATGCGTGACAGTGGAATTGTCTGTTGCATCAAATCACCTTACCTTGTAGTTACGTCGAGATGCAGATTGTGCTGCCGGTCCATATATAGCGTAGTCGCCTATCTTATCCTCGATATAAGGTTTAAGCTTAGGTTGCAACACTAACTTCATAGGGCCATAAGTATGACGCGGCTGAATTTTGAACATCGATTTTCCTTTTGGTAATGGTACGCCCGCTGCAAATAACTTCTTGCGCATAGGCTCTGTAATTTGCTTAGTGTACCCTTCTTCGATTCGTTCGCCTAACCGTTTAGCCGAATTAGATAACCACCCAACTCGAACAGATTGCTTGCCTTTATCATATTGATACCCGACTGCATTTGATAGCTTACCGAGAGGACTGTAACCGATTGTCCTGGCACTAATACCCATATCGAGTAAGGCATTTCGCGATTTAGAGCCCCAGGACTCTCGTTCAGCTCGTCCGCCACTTTGGTATGCTTTTCGAAGTTTCGCTCCGAATGCTGACTCAAATGCAGCACGTCGTGCCGGTGCCATGAAGTTAGGATACTTACGTCCGCCCGGAGCTCCCGATCGGATGCCCTGCTTGATTTCCTTTTGCATCATCCAACCTGTTGACTTCAATGCCTTACGCATCCAGTCGGATTTGGTTTCTGCAATGAAATTTAGATACGGCGTGGCTGTGTCTGTAATCGTAATAGGTTCATTACTCACGGTCTCACCGCCCTCACGTTATGGACGATTTCAAGGCAATACATTGTACCGTCAAAGTTGGAAATGTGATCAACGTACCATTTCTCGCCATTGATATATACTTCGTCTTTTGATCGTGGTTCAGGAACATCCTTAGCACGCACCCAAATCTGAGCTTTATCTGCTAATGCTTTATCGACAAATCCGGAACCTTTGCCATCATATTCGCCAATCTCCACGCTAGCTTTTATGGATTGGCCCTTGTAAGTAATCTTTTCGCCGAATACAGAAAGCAGTGCATTAGGCTTATACCCTAATTTCATAATGCATTACCTCCTATGGAATGGGCGGGCATATGCCCGCCTTTATATTACTTTTCCACATTTGGCACAAGTGCGACTTCTAACACTGTAGTGCCTGGGCGCTTTTCTGTGATAGCTACACCTAATACTGGGTTAGTATCTGTTTTAGATGCTCGCTTTTGTGCTTTGTCAAAATACACATTATCGCCTACTGCAAAAGAATCAGAAGCCAATGCCGCTACTTCAAAGCAGCCTGTTACCTTAACTGCACCCACGGCATTAGGTGCGATATCTGTAATTGCAACACCATGCATTTTGCCGATAGGGACAATATCCCCTACGGCAATCATATCGGATGCTGTATTTTTAAAATCAATGCGATCTAATTCTTGAATGAATTGTGCCATATCTAATTACCTCCTAAATCAATTACTAATTATTTACCAGGGTTTTTATACAAACCGCGGAAGTCGAGCGCAGTTGCGTTGCAATCCATTGCTACTTTGTACTCGATGCCGTCAACTTTAAAGCCTGTTTGCGATTCTAAACGAGGCGTTTCAACGCCATTTAAGTACGTTACTTCGATGGTTTGAACATCTGTAGGACGTGCGGCTAAATACCAAGCATGTGGATCCGTTAATGCTGCATCTACGACGATAGTGAATCGACCACTGAATGGGTTATCTGTATCATTATTACGAGCAGGGTCTGCGGTAGATTTAACCAATTGATAAGCCAATGCTTCGAGTTCTGGTGGAATAATCAAATATGTAGGTGCGATGTTCAAATTGCGATTTTCACCAATATGCTTTTGACGACGCATTGCCGCTACACCCGCAGATAAAGATGCAACACTTAATTCAGCACCAGCAGCCGCCAAGTTGCCTCTGTTAGTACCAAATAGCGCTTTACCGTCACTCAATACGGTATTACCTGTTAGCAACCCGTACACCATGCTGTTGATGGTATCCTTTGCAGAACGGCCAAATTTGGAAGCGATATCTTTGAACACACCCAAATCATCATTGATGATAGCTTGTCGTGTTAAGCTGAACGTACGACCGTATGTAAATACACGAACATCGTTACCAGCTTCTTCCAACTTAGAATCCTTGAATTGTCCGCCTTCAGGAACGAGTTTCAATTCAGCTGTTTCAGAAAGTAGAATACGTTTTGCCGGTTTGAAATCACGGTTACTACCTTTGCCGGTCCACGCATCGAATGTAGCCGGTGCGGTTTCATAACCTTGTACCAAGGATTTATTTGCTACGTTAGACAAAGCAATTGGGAATGTGGATGTGGAGTTAATCGCTTCACGTGCCAATTCCAATCGGTCAGCATAGTTAGCGGTTAAGCCTTCCCGAACCAAAGACTCACGAGCTAATTCCATCAAGGACATAGAACGAAGTTCATTTGCACCTGGTGCAGGATTTGTAACTGGGATGCCCGCAGACATCATCAAAGCGTCCTGCATAGCCATGCGGAACTTATCAGAATCTGCTTCGCCGACTTTAGTGATTACTGGCTTATTGCGTTCACGCAATACGTCCATTACTACCTCACGAACTTCGGCAACAGATTTGCCAGATTTGATGAATTCATCTACGCCATCAACTTCAAAGTCGCGGCATAAACTTGTGATTGTAGATACACGTTCACGTTCTGCCGCAATCAACTTTTTAGCATCATCTGCATTAAAACCTTTAACTCCGGACTCTGGTACTTCCTGTACTACTTGTGGCACGTTTTGCTCAGTGCCTTTTGCTTTTGCATCACCTTTCATAGGTTCCTCCTCATTATCTTCTACACTTCTGCCTACCCCTACAGTCGGATCTGCAGGGACGGACACAACACTAATCTCCAATGGTTCCCAATATGTAATTACGTATGCTGGGCCTGTAAACCGGCCATTGGAACTTTTAGAATCGGAATCGATTAATTCCTCATATCGACTTATGTCATATCCGATACTCACACCCTGTAATGTGCCTTTTAACACTTTTTGATAAATCTTTTCGGATTCATCATCTTCATCGAATCGAACAATCGCCTTGCCGCGATTATCTTCAATCCACACTTTATCGACGTGACCAACAACTGCGCTGCGGTCATGGTTGAATAGCAATGTGCCTAAACCGTTATTAAATCGGTCTAAGTTAACGCAGCCTTCGTCATGACACAATATCTCTGTTCCGAACCATCTTTCATATGGTTCTTCAGAAGAAAAGGACAATTCGACGGTACGGTCTTCGTTCGCTTCGATGTTTGTAATTTGCGCCTCTCGGGCATATTTACCTAAGAGCTGCTTTGCAGATTTCTCCACTAGCTATCATCTCCTTTCATATCAGTGGTGTTATCATCCGCTAGATTCGTTATGTCCCCATTCATATCAAGGGCAACACCCAATTCCTTAATGCGGTCTTGTTCCAGCTTCCGCTGTTCTAATACTTCTTCCCAGTCCTTACCTGATGCACTACATACATCCTCGAGCGTTGTGAGTCCTGCCTTAATCGCTTCTTTGTTAGCATTAACTTCCTTAACAGGGTCAATCCAAGACCAACCTGGAGCTAGCCATGCTACTTTCTTATAAAGTTTTGGGTTCGCTGCATAGTCATTGGCCGGGATAATTCCCTTCAGGTAGCACGCTTCAATAAAGGCGCGCCATACAGGCATACAAAAATGCTCAATTATAAAACGCTGCATCTGCTTGAATGATTGCTGATCCTCCAGCATATTCTGCCGAGCTGCGGAGAAGTTACCACTAATATTGCGCGTCACTATGTCCGCGCTTAAACCCATGCCCGACGCTATGCGTCTCGTTTGGGTCGCCGAATATTCTGATGCGGTTCCAGCATTTCGCTTAGGCTCCGCAAACGAAATAGATTCGCCTGCACGTAGATGTTGGATAATCCCTGGTGCCATTGAACGAACTTTCTTACCTTTGCCGTCCGTTTTATTAGAAATTATAGGAGCGTTTCCAGTATTACTTGTTACAAACGCACCGAAACATGCTGCTACACGAGCCGCTATGAGGTCGGCATCCATATATTCATCTACATCGTGAATGCGCTTTAATACGAGGGCTAACATGCTAACCCCGCGCAGTTCACTAGGCCTACGCGGTTTATGTAATAGGAAAGCCCTAGTACTTGGTAATCGTGCCTCGTTAAATGACCGTATCCCTAACGGATCAGTTTGGAATACGTGATATGCTATTGGTCTTCCATATTTATTAACTTCCACACCATTAACAATATTGTTGCCATTCTCGCTTACCGATACGGCTCCGATATTCTCACCTTCGATAAGCTGTAACGATAGTGGTATATCTGTACCTTCGGAGGTCATATTGACTAGGATTTCCCCGTCATAGACCATTCGACGTAGAGCCATTTCTTGCAACTCGTAGAACGTAGATATTCCTCGGATATCCGCATTCTCCTTATCCACCCAATCAAACCAAGCATCCTCAATTTTCTTGTTGAGTCTTTCATTTAGCTTTCCTGCTTTGGTCTTGATTTTGCACTGTGGCTTTATACCTGTACCTACTACATTCCGTAGTAACGCCAAAACGACACTTTCAGCAAGGTCACTATTAAGTTCTGCTGCACGTGCACGCCCTCTAATCAAATCTCGTTGACCTGATGCCACCTGTTCAGCTGTACCAAATACAGGCATCCAGTCGCCACTCAATCGGTCTGTTGCTGCCGCATCATATCCGCGTTCAAGTGAACTACGAAAATATGCTCTACGAGCAGCTCGTTCTGGATTGAAATATGCTATTACCTTATCGAGTATGTTCATCGTCGCTCCCATGACACGTAGGATGTCGTGCTATTACCTTCCTCATCATCAACGCGAGACATTAACTCACGTTCACGGGCGTATAATGTCGGCAGGTCATGCGTCTTAAATCGCTTACCACCTACAGACATCTCAGCGTATCCATTCGTCTCAATTTCCTCGATTATCGTTCGAATACGCTCCAAGTCTTCTCTTGCGCTCATGGTCTCACCTCCTTCTTAACTAAACCAACCTCGGATATCTGCATTAAAGTCTTCATCATCCATATCTTCGTCCTCCTCATCGGTATCCAGATTATATTCGGGTAAGTATTTAACACCTACCGAGTCCGCCACCATGGCGTTGTATACACACGTATCCAACAAGTGATTTGTTGGATGACTGGTTAATGGTTTCCATTGCACTGTAACTGCTCCGGTCTTTACATTTCGGATTTCTTGCTTTTCCTCCGACCGGAGGTGCTCCGAATATTCCTCTGGGCAATCCTTAAATAAATGGATTGTGCCAGGCTCATTGGCCGGCCGTATCATGCGCGCAAATATAAAATCTTTCCAGTAATCTGTATTTACTACGTACAGCTTCATACCTCCGATAACGCCCTTTTCGATACTGCTCATCTTATACGGTGGTGCTAGAGGACTGTGCGACGAATCACCTTTAACCGGCACGCATACTTCTGGGTACTGTGCACAGTACTGGTATACTTCATCTGTTCGGTAGCCACTATCGATACCGGCCCTCACAATCTTACGGGCCTCACCATACTCTGATGGATATTCTCTATCAATGAGTATCTCGGTTAAATCTGCCCAACTACTTGCTTGACCATAATCAACTAAGTAGCTTGATACGCCGTGAGCATAGGCTCTAACCTCCCACCAGAAATGATCTTGCTGCACGTCGACGGATGCAATGAGTAATGGTGCATGCTGAGGTACAATGCCGCGAGGAACTTCTGATTGCGTAAACACGAGATTTTGTGTGCTTTTAGTTTTAGCAGATTTCCACGGCTCTGCTAGCCATGAATTGATGAAGTTCATTAACTCACTTGGCGTATCTTTTGATTTGACAAACTCATACGCTACATCCCCGAAGGTGACCCATGGAGAATATAGAGATGATAGATGATAGGCAACCGACCGGACAACTCGGACTTGTGATTCATTCACCGCACGCCATTCACCTTGCCGGAGCATATCCATCTTATGCTTATCATCAATACGGTGATTACAATGCTCGCACTCATAATATGCGGTATCACGTATCATATCCGCATTGCCATGGTGTTCTTCCGGCCATTTTATCTGTTTGAACTTGAGGGTCTGCGACACCCCGCAATGCGGACATGGCACGTAATACTGCTTACGTTCATTCGCGCCCATATAGGATTGCCAAATATTGCCACTTTCAATCGTAGGAGTTGACACCCTTACAATCTTCTTATCAACGAATGTCTTGGTACGTTCCTCAGCCAGCTTAATCGGATTCGCTTCCTTACCGGAGAAAGCTGGGTACTTATCAATCTCATCGAAGAATAAGTACTTAATTGACCGACTTGACAAGCTACTTGGTGAGTTCGCTCCTACGAGCACCATGTAATTCCCGTTAACGAAGTCTAACTCTAGTAGCTTACTGCTTTCGTCATACATATCCGCAAGCGGCTCTACGCTCCTAATCATTGGCTGTACACGTTTATCACTAGCGAATTTCGCGATAGTATCCGTCGGATAAACCATCATGGTTGGAGATACAGTTTGATGTAACGCATATCCAATCATATTAAGCTCAGCTTCCGTCTTACCAATCTGCGCCCCGAAACATAACGAGATGCTTTCAATAAGAGGGTCCGTAAATTTGTCCATAGGCTCCTTGAGATAAGGTGTCCGCGCTGTACGCCATCGTCCAGGTTCAGCAGATACATTAGTCAGTACCCTGTACCTATCCGCCCATTCCGAAACGGTGTATCTTTCAGGTGGCTTGAATGCCTCTAATTCCTCAGGGAACCAGTCAACCTTTGGACTTATCTTTTCCCGTGGCTTTGACTTTCGGCGTGTACTCGCCTGCGCGTGCGTAGCTTTCGAGGTATTCTTCGACAAGGCCATTCACCACCTTTTCTACACGAGCACGTTCCTCAGGATCCGTGAATTCACTTCCGATACGCTTACCTAATTTGGTAAACGATGTCTTTAATTCCAATATCCGATTAGCCCATGCCTGTGCCACATCGGCACGAGGAACATATTCGCCATTCAGCACATCCAACATTTTCTTTTCTCTTGCAGCCTTTGCTTCCTTATAATCAGCTTCGGCTTCTAGCTTACGAGTTGATGCGGATTTGCTTTTAGCGTTATCACCTTTTGCCTGCCCCAAATACACGAGGACTTCTCGGAGATTCCACCAACCTACAGCGGCTTTAGGCATCCCTGCTTTATGATGTCGAGAAATAATTTCCGGAGTGACCCGCAAGAGGTCACATAGTTGAGTGCTGGATACGAGCATATTGCCTGCAGCATCAAATTTCACTCTGGGTTTTGTGTCCGCCATAGGTGTACTCCTTTCTTAAATCGTCTTTCTACATTCAACAGAAAAATTTTTCTCACAGAGAGAGGACCATCGCGCGGGGGCGACCAGCGGCGGTTTTTACTCTGGGAAGTACCTTTTTTAACTTTTATTCTCATTTAAAAACCGCAATGAGAACATTGAGTTTATAGCCAATATTTATCATGACTAATTGTAATTATTAATGCCAATACATACTGATTACTCATAACTTATACACTATATAGCGATATACTTATCCACAATACAATATACGGTATTGTGGATAAGTAAAAGTTTGACATACCAAGAATATGTGGTATATTAAAGATGAACTTTTGATAAGGTCAGCTCATGGAGGACCACAAGTTTTCGCGAAACTTGTAAACACAAAGAAAACGCTCCGTCGTCGTTTGTGCCCCTTGTGCTATCTGAGAAAAAAGCCGTAGTGTAAAAGCTACGGCTTTTTTCTGTTTTCATTATGATTTCATGAGCTCATTATGATATAATTTTATTTGTGCGGGGCCCCGCCATAAAATTTTTATGGAAGGAGGGCTGACCAATGAAAAATCAAAAGTTCAAAAAAGCTGTTGTTTTTCGAGCTTATCGCATTGATAAGAAAACAGGCAAAAAGATTTGGGCGCGTGACTACGGGTACAAAGCTTGGCCAATCCCAGTTTCGGAATTAAAACAGTAATTGCACAGCCTCCGCGGTAAACGCACAAGCATGAACTCGCGATTCATGCAAAAAGAGCCTTATGTAATATAGGGCTCTTTTTATTTTAAAACATCTTTATTCTGTTTATATTTACCACGTTCTTTATGTACCTTTGCTGTTTTAGTTTTGATTAAAGAATGAGATGGCGCATACGATTTACACATATGATCAATGTGAATTCCATTTGCTTTACACCAACCCTTAACATTGTTTAAGCATCTCCTCTTTTCACAATACACATCGGTCAATCGTATTCACCTCGCTTCCTTAAAATTTGTATACAAAAAGACCGCCCAATCGTATAGATTCAGCGGTCTTCTTGCTTTAGTGTTCTAGGTATTCACTGTGTCGAGAGAGATTAATCGTTTCCCTATTAACTCACACTATCATTATAAATTGTCAAGAATGACATGTCCACGACAGTTTTATGACAATTTCGTGTTTAGTCCAATTACACCCCATAAGAGTACGGATAGCTCTTCAATACCTCTAGCGATGTACCTATGAATGGTTCGTACATCAGGCTTTTCAGGGAATGATTCTGCAATCTCTTCTAATGTTTCTCCATCAATATAATACCTGCGCATGCATTCGCAATATTTGAATTGCTTGTCGCTACACTTTTCAGCATAGATATCGAGCATGTTATTTACATGCCTCATCATCAATGCTGTTTTTTCTTTGCTTTTAACAATTGCGTTAACTTTCACAATGCTCTTGTCGTCAAACATATCAATTAACAGTTCATTGAGCCATATATCCTCGGCTTGTGTCGAATCCGTGATAGCATTGTCTACGTATGACTGTAACTGACTATAATGCTTAAGTAGCTTGATCGTGTTGTGTCGAAGTTTACGACCGAGTTGAGCGTTTTCTTGTTTGGCTAATTCATAGTATGTTTTGGTTGCCACCTCTGTGGCCAACCTTGTGATTTTCTCAATATCATATTCATTCAAATAGGTTTCCCCCTTTTTATTGTTTATGTTTTAGTCCGAATTGTTTACCAGCATCATAAGAAATAATCAAATATAATCAGTATTTACACTACAATAAGCCTACCTTTGCTATCAACAGGATACGATTTTATTTCTAAAACTACATGGCCTTTATTTTCATAGCCATATTTCTTTTCCCATTCACGGAACACCTTTGTTAAAGCTGCGCTTAGCTCATCAAGATGTTCAGTCTTAACATTTGATAAATAATCACAAGCCCACTCAGCTATTTCATCATCAACATCATAATCGCAAATATCCTCGATCACTCGTTCGGCATCAACTTTCGGCGTGTAATAATTAGGATGTCCTATTCGTACAACTCGTTCAGTCCCCTCTGTGAGAAACAGTTCTTTTAAATCAGGTTCACACTCCATAAGATCATCGATGGCTTCTTGTATTGTATCTTGTGGCTCACCTGCATTTCCATAGTCATCGATCCAGCACCATTTATTTTTATCTTCAATTAGCATAATATACCCCTCAATGCAGTCTCTACCAAATCGCATTCACTTTGACTTGTATAGTATTCCCTAATTTCCAAGGCTTTATTACTATCGAGCTTATCTTCCACCAAAAGCAATATGCGATCAAATTCATCTGTTATCATTAATGAATATGAGATTTTATCTCTGTCGACGATAATTGTTAGATTATCAACGCCCAACATATACGGATAGGTATATCTGGTTTCAATAAACTTAGCTAATTTGCCAACTTCTTCGCTTGTTAACATTTAATCATTCCTCTTCTTGCTTTTCCCATCCGGCAACAATATTTATTCCAAATCCATCATATAAATTATCAACGTAGTCAATCTCATAAAATGTTTCGTTTGCACCGATATAACATTCTTGATCTTGGTCACATTTTTCTAAATACTCAATTAATTCATTCACTGTCATTTTCAACGCCCTTTCTTGATGTAATCTTTTACAGCAATAATCCTTCACTCTGCACATAGAATTTTAAAAATTATAGTCATTCACACCTATAGGAATATGCCCATATTTTCCGTGATGTGTAAAATTACATAGTCTTCATCATCCTGAATAATCTCATCAGCCATAGTACCGATGAACTTTCTATTGTCGTTTTCTAGCACACCAGCAGCTTGTAGCCCATCAAGAATGAACTTCTTAGCAAAAGCCACATTATCCGGATCATGTCTAGTTGATGAATGCCATTCAAACAATAAGTCTACTTTGCCAGCAACAGGAGGTATGCTTTGCTCGATGCATTGCACCTTTACCTGCTCTGTGCATTTTTTCTTCATTGCTGCTGCAGCAATTGTTGAACCTCGCTCACAGTCAATGTACTCGTTCAATGTTGGGAACCTATCATGGGTTTTCTTTCTAAATCGAAACTGACAACGTAGGATAATCTTCATCGGTGCGATTCTCCAAAAAATATAGCTTCAGCATATTCTCCTCTTAAACGGTCATATATCCGTTGGCTATAATGATCTTTTGTCCAATTTTCGCTGTAATTTGTTGTCATAATAATTGACCGCATATTGTTATACCTATCAATTATTATGCTATCAACCTTAGTCGCTACCCATTCTGACTTTGAGTACTCTGCCCCAAAATCGTCCAACAATAACAATGGGATACTACGTAATTTCTGCTCATAGTTCATAAAAGCTACATTATCGCCTTTTGATAAAGAGAGCATCGTGTCTAATAAATTGGGCATCGAAATCATCATGCAGCTTTTCCCTAACGCAATAACTTCTTTTAGCAAGCTAACAGCAATAGATGTTTTCCCTGTACCAGCAGGGCCTCTCAATATGAGCCCCTTTCCAGCTTCAATATTAGACTTTAAATTATCTGAGTACTGCTTAACAACTTCATAAGCATCTGCATTTTCTTTAGGGAAATGTCCATGTTTACGCAGCCACTCAAAACTCATATCATAATATCGTTTGGGAATCCCTGCTGCAGCATACGTTGTATTGATATTTGCCTGAATAACAACAGGCTTATCATATACCGGATAAAAGAACTCATCCTTTACCATGGACTCGCTCGTATTCTGCTTGCCAGTCGACTTCTTCATCTTTTCGAGAAACGTTTCTAGCATTTCCGTTACGTTTACTTCTTCCAAAGTCTTTTTGCACCTCCTTCTTTAGATTTCCTGCCGTGACAGTTTCAACATACTTGATACTATTACCGCCATTATCAGCTGTGGTATTAATAGCCACAATAACTCGTTCCTTCCCATAAGACTCAACCAGATCATCTAACCGGTCTTTAATGACAGGTGATACATCTCCGATTGCTTTCATATACAAATCGTAAATAGGCTTATTTTTTACTTCATCATCGTCAAACATAGATAGAGGATTTTCATCTTCGCGCGCGCGCGTATCTCTCTCTATATTATTAATTTCCTTTCCTTTCCTTTCTTTTTGTTCGTTTTGTTCAACGACCGTTGAAGTTCGTTGAACGACCGTTCGATTTTGTTCTTTTTTTCTACGCGCTTCGCCACTTTTAATGCCTGCGAGCCTACGCTGTTCCTGCTTTTTTTCAAATTTACTTCTTCGCTCTTCTTGTCTACGAATTAAACTAGGAGACCAAAAATACTCGTCATCACATTCGAGCAATTCAAAATCATTAATTAACGAATTTACAAACAAAAATGACTTATTTGAACAAAAAAAAGTACGTTCATTTTCGTTCAACGGTCGTTCATTTTCGTTCAACGGTCGTTCATTTTCGTTCAAAATTCCTAATTCTTTATCAAGAGCAATAAAGGTATATTTTTTAAAAGGCAGTCTATAGTCCTCAGATGAAGCCAGTTTTTCAATTAATTTCCACCACCAGGCATATGAAATAACCCCAAACTCTGACTCCATTGCTACGATTTTAGGATCATTACTGGCATTAACATCGTGGCTAAAGTAATATACATCCTTAGCCATCTATCATTCCTCGTCTGCAAATAAAGCGCCTTGTGCACGTTTACCGCCAATAAACTTTACACATTCATCAATTAAGTCTTGCACTGAAATAGCAAATGTACGATCTGCATACTCTACCGACAACCAATCAGTCTTGAATTTCAGTTCATCAGTAGAGTTTGCATCTTGTATAATGCCTTCAATGCTGACTTTCTCCACCACATCCTCGATAACGCCATATTTAAACTTGAATGACCTTACGACAAACGGGATGTTAAACTCTTCCAAGAATTCAAAATTCTTTTTCACAATAGCCTGTAGTCGGCTGAAAGCTTGCATGAGTTCAGGTCGTGGATCATCTTTAGATTTAATGGTAAAGACATCTGTCAGACCAGTAGCAGATGGTTTCTGATAGGCTATATTGATATCGTTATCTGTAATTTGAATCGATTTAACAATCATAATGGACTCCTTTCTTGTTCTACGACTACATATTTACCGGTAGCGGCTTCAACAGCTTGTTTAAACAAAGCTGCATCGGAGTTTTCATCAGATAAATGAAGCAGTCGAATGTCCTGGCACTTAGTAAGGTCCATAGACTTTAGAAATTTAATAACATTCTCTAGCGAAAAATGGGATTGAATTAATCGTTCCATGCGTTTCTCATGCAGGCCCCCATCATCAACACGTTGGTTCAGGATTTCATATGAATGATTACACTCGACCATGATATGATTCACATCTTTAAATGTGTACCGACAATAATAGGTGTCGGTAATATATAAGAGTTTCTCTTCACCATCGGTAATTAAAAACCCAACATTCGGAACATCATGCTCTAATTCAAATGGTAAGATAGTAAAATTACCAACAGAAAATTGAATCTTAGGCGTTATATAGACCACTTTATGATGTCCGGCAACATAGATAGCCTCAGCTGTATCTTTTAGCATGTACACACGATGCCCGAGTTTTAATAAGTCAGAAACGGCCTTGCAATGGTCGCCATGTTGATGAGTCACTAATACACCACATAGATGCACAAAATTAAATCGACAATATCGCTGTATGTCTTTAAATGCTAACCCTGCATCTAGTAATAATTCATCCCCATTAGTTGAGGTTTTGATTCGGTAGCAGTTCCCTTTTGAGCTACTACCGAATGCTTGAATACTAATCACAATTAATCACCAAACATATCGACGACTTCGCCTGTTTCAGGATTAACAAACTCACTGGCAGGACCAGGTTCTATGTCAATGGCTTCAGAATTTGCATTATTAGCGATTGTTTCTGCCACATCTGATTGAACATCAATAGTTTCACCTTCGAAATCAGGGGTGAGCTCGCCATTATTATCACGAATGACGGCACCATCTACAGAGATTGCATTAGCCATGTTCTGCATTTCGACTGATAGAATGCCATATTTACTTAACAAACGTTTTAGTACTGTTTTGATGGCCATTGCGTCAAAGTCAGTTTTCCAAAGACCAAAACCTCTTTTGTATGTTTGGGAATACTTTATAGCGTGTGCTTCAGCATCTTCTTTAGACATATATAAATACTTTTCAAAACCATTAATGAGCTTGAAATAAGCGATGTAACCAACTACATTATCACCAGTTCGCTCGCCTAATTCGAATTCGCCTGTAAGTTTGTTATGGCGTTTGATTTCGCCTTCGTAGATTTCACTGGCATTAATGGTCTTATATTGACCTGTGCGCATGGCCAACTGGATATACCCTTTGTAACCCATTTGAAATTGAGCTTCATTAATTTTCTTTTTACTGTTGTAGAAAGGAACAATATAGGCAAACCCCAAATTTTGATTGATTGGAAGATCCAAAGTGGCTGCCATTACACCTGCAGTAATAACTGTAGTAGGGTCTGCTTTTGATAAAAGTTCATTATTATTAGATACAGAAATCAAGCTAGACACAAAGGCCGCTGATTTTTTACCCAAGATTTCATTAAAACGTTTCTTTACCGACTCACTAGACACCATAGTTTTAAGCGATGGTGTTTGAGTTTGTGTTTTTGTTACTTCACCCATTATGTACCTCCTATGCTACGTCTTCACATACAGCGTGGATGTTTAATTTAGTTAAGATACTATGAATTTCTAAGCGGCCTTTTTGTGTCCACTTAGTCGTGATTTTTGAATCTAAGCGACCATCACTTCTGCAGAATGTAAAGGTTTCTGATTTGGTAAAACCTTTTGACATATGCTGTTTGTAGAGAATCCATTGATCACCGACCTTACGTTGTAGACCAGCCTCATGCAAAATTTTATTTAACTCTTGAGCACTAAGACCATAATCAGCTGCAATTTGAGTAATCGCTAAACAGGATTTACTTGAGAGAATTTTATCTACGTAATCCTTAACCGGTTTAAACTCCGCAATCTGCTGTTCTTGTTGTGCTACAATTGCTTTCGTTGCATTATGTGATTCTACCTCATCAGCATACGCTCTAAGGGCTTCAGGCAATGTCTGCGGAATCACCATAGAATAAGAACCGGTTTTTCTAATAGCAGGGATTACATCATGCGTAATCCAACGTTTGAATTCTTTGGCTTCAGGTTTTCGACTTGAAAGCACAAGATTATATAGTCCGTATTCGTTAATAGCAGCAATATCTTGTTTTCCTCCAGGGGTGTCCAGTTTAACCGACCCCCTTTCATCAGAATCTAGTCGGCTGATAGCATCTCGGTACTTTGTGATTTCTAAACAATCACATACATCCTTAGCAACAAACATTAATTCGCCATCTACAGGAACAATCCGAACTTGTCCAAATCTATCGTTATTAAAAATTTGTAAATCAGTCATACTTACACCTCCTTAACCACTAGTTGTGGTTCTGATTCATCAACAATGAGCTTAATGGTTTGGCTGTTAACAGGAACAAACTCAGTCACGGCTTCGGCATTGTCAATGAATACAGGTGCCTCAATCTTAAAATACTTTGTTAAGGCATTGATAATATCAAGGCCTACATTTATACGTGCAGCGTTATTCATGCTGCGATACGGAACTCCCTTATAGGTAGTTTCGCAACATTCCTCAACGTTGCCGTTCAACATAACATTAAACATCTTGAATCGCGCTAGTTTGAATCTCGAGTTAATAACATCTTCTAGCATATTGACCTTAGCTTTGATGAACTCATCCATTAGATATGAGGCCTCATCCAACTTTGATTTTTCCGCTGCTAATTCAGCTTGCTGTGTTTCTAGTTCCGCTATACGAGTATCAATCCGTTTAGCCTCTTCGTATTTATTCAATTCAGTTTCAAGGTTAAAGCGGTGTTCTTTCGTTGTAGCAATACGTTTGTCTATGTCTGCAATTTCTTCAGAGTGATCAGTGTTAGATTCATCGAGTTTCATCTGCAACATAAACTCTTCTGCTTTTAAATCAGCATATATAGAATCATCATCAAGCACCGGCGCTGTTAGCGTTCCAATCTCATCAGTTATTGTTTGTTTGACGAGTTCTTTCGCCTTAATAAGGGCCTCTAATGTTTCAATAGGCTCTAAGCTGGCATCTCTCTTTTTAATATTCTCAATGTCTTGTTGCTTCAGTTCAATAGACTGATTGATTTCTTCTAATCGCTTAGATTTTCTAAGGTTAAAATTCGTTTCAGCTTTTTCACGTGCAGCTTGAATTTGCTCTGCAGGAAGTTTTTGTCCGCAGGTTGGACAATTCTCATCGATATCCATTACAAATGCATCCGCATTAACCTGCTGACGTTGATGCATTAGCTCGTTAATAATGCTCTCGATATGTTGAATATCCCTATTTGATGTATCAAGACGATGCTTTGTGTTCTCAACCTTAGAAGATAGATTGTTAAGTTCAGATACAACCATATCGTATTCATTCGACTTTACTGCAGATTGTTTTTTATATTCCATCTGCAGTTCACTTTCACGAGCCATCAATCGACGTTGTACATCTCTAAGCTCCGCTCTAGTATCAACAACCGCATGTCCATTCACTAACAATGCTTTGTCTGCCTCTAGAGTTTCTAGCGTTGTAGTTGCTAAGCTAATCTCCTGAATAAGAACGTCTCGAGGAGTATCAATGGTAGGTTTCCCGCGCAAGGCCTCATCAATTCGAACTGGAATCATATCCAGCTCTTTATTGATGGCGGTTTTCTTAGCAGCTACTACCTTTCGATGATCGTCTACACTATGGCCGGATAAGATATCAGTCAATGCTTTTAACTCACTATATTCTGCAATAACATCCTCATCTGATATATCTCCGCACATCTCAAGTAATAGCTTTCTGCGGTTCTGCCAGGAATACGTTTCGTTGAAATACAACGGATTAGTAATTAATTTGAAAATATTTTCATCAACTAATGAATTTACAATCTCCTTATATTCCTTTTCTTTTTTAGGAACCCCATCGACAAAGTAGTCTGTCGTATGGCCTGTCATAGTGACTTCACCACCACGAGGGGATGAGTACTTCTCCCGGTACACGCGCTTTAATTCAACAGTGCCCCCTTCATCCAATGTAAAAGTGCCTGTGACTTCGTGATTGATTTTAGGGATAGGTTCGCCAGCTTCAATAGTTTTAATTTCAAAATCGGCTCTGTCTAAGCTATCCTTACCGAATAACAGCCAGCATACAGAGTCAAATACAGTCGTCTTGCCCGTAGCATTATCTCCGCGGATAATAACATCACCGTTGAAATTTATAGTAAAAGCTTTCAAACCTTTAAAATTTAGTAATTCTAATTTTGTGAGTTTCATAGTAATCTCCTATACAACATTAGCGTCCACATCAATGGTATGAGGTTCGATTTTTAAACGATTGGCCCATTTCATCACAGTAGAGTGAATTTTATTATCTTTTTTTAGTTGGGCATTCGCGAATAACTTCGCTTGTACTAGATGATTAAATTTAGGTTGCCCCTTTTTAACCTTATTCCCAGTAGCAAGTTCTAAGCATGCAATAGGGTTCATGTCATCATCCGTAACAACTACAATAGCTGCCTGACCTTGTATGACGCGGTCGCGATATGAACCTACGCAGTTCTTCAATCGCTTTCCATATGTCATTAAATCAGCTGCAGTTTTTGGGACCATAAAGTGCATCCCATTCATATCAGCTTGTAATTGAGGTTGAGCAGGCAATATTACATCTCCATATTCCTGCTTGTTGAATATGTTGATTACTTCGTCATGGAAGTTCTTCAACTTGAATCGTTTCTTCCATAATGCCTCTTGATATTTGGGCTCGAGTTTTGCATACATATCTACGCAGTCCTCGACATCATGAATGTCCTCACCTAGCAGCCATCGCAATATGCTAGGTTCACCACAGCGTTTAATTAGTTGTTTCCACATATCCCTAGAGTGAGGTGTATTTAGTTTCATCGCCTTACGAAAATCGTTAGCGTTATGAAGCTTGCCTGTATATGGGCAAGAGCTTTCATAGCTTCGTTGTAGTGTAAGAATAGTACGTCTACAATTTTCGTCGTTAAAGAGATTGAGAACATCAGACATATATACGCTTAATGGATCATCAACCATACACTTCCGCAAGGCTCTACTATTGGGGGCATTATATGATTGTCTAAGCGCTTCTTGAAAATTCATACCTTTTCTTGTAGCCACCAATACATCGTCTTCAAACGGAATATTTGTATATCGATATAAGCAGTAAGCATTAGTCCAATGTACATACTGTCTCATTAAACTAACAATACTAGGCATATCAGGTGCCGATAGCTTCAAAATCATATTAAGCAGCATCGTAAAATGATAGCCGTTTTCTTCAGTGGCGCCAGGAGCTACATATACATTCTTTGTCCCATATCCGTAAGTTTCCTTTAATCTCTTTTCAAACATAAGTCGTAACGCTTTGAATGTTTTGTTTAAATTCTTCCGGTTGAAATCAGTCATGATGTATGAATCGCCAAAGAATTTCAGTACCGGCATAATCTCATTCTCACGAATATAATCAACAGTCAATTCATGACGGATTCTAAATCGATCAATGAATATAGCCTTACGTTTCTTAAAGTCGAATCGCAACGTTTCCGTACACATTCCGTGGTCGTTTTTTCTGCCGTCAAAGAAAAGCTGAATAGCTTGATATCTAATCTTCAAATCTAAGAAATATTTATAGTTGATAACCTCTACATAAGCTGATACAGGGTATATACTCTCATCATTTATAGAAAAGTAAATTTTATGATCACAAGGATTAGAAGATGCTCGGCAATTGGGGCAGGTATAGTATTTTGAACCGGTAACATATCCATTTTGATATGAATATTTACGCTGCCAGCTACCACCAAACGTAAATCCACAGTCGATATGGTGGATAGTCGTATATTCCGCGCCGTAAGGAGCCTCTAAGATTACGCTATCGAACATTTTGTGAATATAGGTACTGGATATAATCTCCACAGCGAATACCCCCTTTAATCACCAAACATAGCGAATAGGTCTTCTGCTTCCTTCTCTTCAACAGATGCAGGCTCTACTTTTAACACTGGTGCTGGTTCTTCTTTAGACTTAGACTTTTTAGCCGTAGCCTTTGCTCTCTTACTTTTAGTTGCAGCTTCATCCTCTTTAGGCTCTGCCTTTTGCTTCTTAGTAGATTCTACGATTTCACAAGCCTTTACAATAGCATTGGATGCTTTCATAACATCCTCGGTATACGCTATACCAGCTTCGTATTCTTCGGCATTAACAGGGTCAAGTTCAATTGCTTTATGTAATGTATCCAGAGCCTTTTTACAGATATCAGCTTGAGCTTTAAATTGTTGTTTAGGCATATTATTCCTCCCCTGCCATTGCGGACTTTAAATCAGTAATAATATCATCAGTCAATACATCACTGGATACTTTCCCATTTACACCATGTTTACGGAAAATAGTCATAGCTTGTTTAGCTCGAGCAGTATTAGTCCCCATCCATTCACGGAATTCTTTATAGAATGCTTTTTTATCAATCGGTTCAGCAGCTACATCTAATGCTGCATCTTGATTCGGTTCTTCAACAGTAGCCTGTTCTTTAATTGGCATTTCAGTAGGAGCAGGTTCTACTACAATTTCGTTTACTGGTTCGACCTTTTCTTCTTTTTTAGTTTTTGTTGGCTTACCTTCGAAATCTGTCACAGGAACATCGCCTGTAGGCGATGATACTTCATTTTCTAAGATTTCTACCTTACAACCTTCAGCTTCAAGTTGAGTTATACCTTCTGCAATCTTTTTACTACTCTTTTGAATTACTTCCTTGAATGTATCCTCGAGTTTATTTTCTGCTAGTTCAAGACTAGTGCCTGACGTTACTTTAATAATTGGCTTTTCCGACATACATTTGCCTTGGCATTGATGATTTAATCGTTCATTCCAATCTGCCACTTGCACAGCCAAATCGTCCAATGTGTTGAATTTAATAGTTAAGATATTTTGATTTTCCATGACAGTTTCTCCTTTAGAATTTAAACAGTAATTCATCATCAACTAATTTCCCTTCAACAATTTTGGGAATTCCAATTTGTTGAAGTTTTTGAATTACACTACGACTTTTGGATATATAAATAGTGTTTCTTTCAATTTGTACTGCTGTTGGTTTAATTACATATGGCTCTGTTGCAATCGCAGGCGCCACACAAATGACTTTATTGTTAATATCTATACCAACTTTGAAATATTCCGGGCCTTTTAATTTCCTGTAAGCCGGCATTGAAAGTTTGATATAGCTATTTGTAGTAACTATCGCTACCTTTTGTAGCCCATTATGTTTGCCTTTGTTATCTGCAAAGAAATTAAAGTCAAATACATTTCCAGTGAGTTTGGTTTTTATTGCTTTTATTTCGGGCATTTAATCTCCTTATCTGGTATAATTTACATAGGATATTTTTATCTTTGCCCTTTACGCATTGCCGTGCGTGAGGGCATTTTTACTTTTACGGCGAACATGTTCATCGTGGCAATGCTTACATACTCTAATTGCCTTGCGATTCATTTCATCATAAATGTAGTTATAAGTGTATGGAATCAACCTAACACCACATTTGGTACATATTCGAACAAGAGATCTCATCGTATTAGCACCCAAATCAGACCACCGTAAAACTTAATACAAACGGTCATCACAACTAGAATAAATAGCACACCAATCACATCAATACCTTTCATATTTTCTCTCCTATTCGTGATACGGATTGCGGCAGTATTCACCGCAATTTCTTACTACAGGAATGTGATATATAACATCTTCCTGCTCTTCAGTATCCATTTCAGCTTTGTCTCTTTTAAAGCCATAAACGGATATGGCCAAGCCTATGAGTGCCTGTACTCCAAACTGTATATATCCTATCTGGTCGAGTTCCAGGGAACCCATAGATCCGGCGATAAGGAATGTACCAAATAACATGTAGCCCATTATTCATCGTCCTCCTCAAGCCATTCGGCCGTAATACCGTCTGTAGTTACGATAATACGGATTTCCGATTCATCGTAATCACACATAAAGTTTTGCAATTCATATGCAGCATCCATAATATCGCTATCGATATTATTTAGAATTCGATCTGATTCGACTGCTTTCATATGGCGTTCCATATTCTTTTGATTTGTTGGAATTTCAGTCATAGTTAAGGTCTCCTTTATAACATCACCATTGATAAAATAGAGGCTACTGCTGCTGCAGCTAAGCTTATATGCATACCTGCATCAATCCATGTCATGATTAATTCCTCCTAATGAATTCCAGCGGATTTAAATTCCGCATCAACTACTTTCACATCCCATCCAAGCGAATGGACAAGGAATGTTCTAAACCCCTCTTTGTCAATAACAAAGCTACGGGATTTCTTACCCGGCGACTGCCAGGCGTATGCGAACGGGAATCGGTCTCTTGCGATTCCCTCCCGGATAGCTGTTAGGCTAACACCGAGCACGGTCGACATTTGGCTTACCGAGATAACTTTATTGACCATTTATTAACCTCCTTTTATAATCCAATTCGATATTTCGTATTACTTGGTAAAAAAAAGAACTTCAAGAGGAATGTCAGACCCCATAAGATTTTTAATTCGTACGCATTCATCATAAGTTAATGGATATTTACCGTTTAACTTATCCAGAATGGTTGCGTATCGAACTTTTAGCTTGTCAGCTAGTACTTTTCGACTCCAACCCAGTCTTGCGAGTTCGGCGTTTAGATTTGGATACATGTATTCACCTCCCTTTACCATCTCTTGAAATACGATATTTCAAGAGCTTAAATTCGAAATATCGTATTTTTTATATCATCATCATAATACGATATTTCGAATTTATCTAGTTTAAGCTTATTAATGGTTTATTAATAAGTATTTTAAATACGAAATATCGTATTTAAATATTGATATTTCGTAATTGATGTATTACTATATATATGAGAGGGCTTTATGAATAGAGGTGATCACTATGACAAGAGAACAATTTTTAAAAGAAAAAATATTAGAAATAGATACAATTAAAGGATTTGCCGCTAGAATTAACATGCCTTATACAACTTTATATTCTATTTTGAATAACGTAGGTGGCGCATCTATAGATAACGTGTTAAAAATTTGTAAGGGGCTAAATATTCCTGCAGTTATATTAGAAGAATTTGATAGCCAAAATACTTTTAGTTATGACGAAGAATTAATATCTTTACAAAGGAATTACAAAGGTTTAGGTATGGCTGAAAGACAACAGTTAAATGACTTTATTGATTTCCTAAAGTCAAAACATGATTCGAATATGCCAGAGGATGATGATCTTGACTAATAATCTTGTAAGTACGATAAAAGAGGTCCACAATACACGTAAGCTAATAGGTGATGAAATTAAGCTAACACCTAGAATGGTAATTGAATATTTAATAAAACAAAAAAATGTTTGTGTTAAAACTTATAAACAAGGTGCGCAAGCACTCGGAGTATCCCCTTCAATAATAGGAATGTATACACAATCATCCGATGCAGCGACCTTATATTTACCTAAAACAGATGATTTGTATATCTTATATGATTCAGAAATAAAAACAAAAGAACGTAAACTGTGGAGTCTATGTCATGAAGCTGGACACATAATTAGGGGGCATCATTTACAGAAAATGAGTGATCCAGAGTTAATCAAATCCCCTATTTTAGAGTTGGAAGCAAACACATTTGCTAGGGAGCTATTAGCGCCTGCCACTTTAGTATATGGTTTTATTTCTAGGTATAAAACAGAGGGTCCTAATATTGAAGATTTTTACTTTGCTTACAGGTATGTTTTTGGGTTAAGCAAATCAGCTTCTGCATTATCTGCTAATATACTTTCACACGAGGGCTATCAGATTGAAAACGATTTCTCTCTAATCCAACAGTATGGCGTCAAGCTAAATAAACTATTTCCTTATATTAGTACGCGAAGAGATTACCATTATTTGGTATCAGCTATGTGTAAAACGGAATACGACCACGTTAAGAGGGCTTACGATTTTAATAAGTCTTTTAGGAAGGGCCTATTTAGTCGTTCTGTGTTTTAAATTTAAGGAGAGATAAGCATGAACAAAAGAGTGTTAGTAACAGCTGTTTTAGGGGTAATTATGGCTGTATTGGTAGGGTATGTAATAACTGATTACCATCAAAATACATCTAATCGAGCAGCTTATGCCGCATCAGAAGACGCTCGCAAAGCGCAGGAAGAAAAGGACAAGGAAGCCGAGCTGACGAAAAAGGCTGATGCAGAAAAAGAAATATATACTATTCTAAACAACACAAACTTTGAATATGATCAAGTAGACAGGGAATATAAATTCTACAGTTCTAGTCAAAGAGCGATACAACCAAATAACTCTGTATCATGGGTTGCTTTCGTAGACTCCTCAGGTCATTTAGTAGGTCCTTTTGTCAAATTTGTTACTTTCGCCCCATTAGATATATCTACAAATTGGATATTTTGGGATAAATTAACGTTCTCCAGTTCTGCAGGTAAATATGATTACACAATGCGTGGCGTCATTGCGGGGCAAAGCGGTGGAGGTAAAAATATCAGATTAGATGATTCCGGAACCTATGAGTATGCCTTGCTAACAATCCCAGAAATAGATGAAGGATTGCGCGTCTTAACGCAAGGTGATAATCCAATCATCAGATATCGCGGATCACAATATTATAAGGACTACGCCCTATCCTCTGAAGAAGTTGAACAGTTAAAGACTGCGCTAACCCTTTATAAACTCGGAGATATTGTTGATAATAACTTAGATGTAAATAAGCTATCTAAATAAAATAATACCCCTATCACACGATAGGGGTATTTTAGGAGGTATATAATTATGGCGATGAAACGAGCCAATGGTACTGGAACCGTATATAAGATGAAACACAAGCCTCTACGGCGCCCATATAGAGCCGTGGTGACCCTTGGATATGACTCCGAGGGTAAACCCTTGCGAAAATCGATAGGCACCTTTACAACGCAAAAGGAAGCATATAATGCACTATCTGCTTATGACGCTAACGCCCCGCAATACGAGACCAAGGATACGACCTTTGGCCAATGTTGGGAATGGATGATTGAAGATAAAATGCGTAAAGGGGTACAACTAGACAAAGGCGGTTACCCTCACAATAAAAAGAAAATGCTACATCTTATGAATATCCCCATTAAAAATATTAGATTAGCCCATCTACAAGCAATTATTGATGATCACAGCCACATGAGCGGGCCTGCGTTAGCACAGATTAAAACAGCCATGAACGGATGTTTTCTGGCAGCCATACGAAATGACATTGTTGACAAAAACTACGCTAGCCTAGTCACGTTGCCCGCAAAAGAAAAGTCAACTTTACATAAGCCATTTTTACCGGCAGAGATTTATGATTTATGGCAATTATCGAATACAGATGAATATGCAAGAATCATGTTATGCTTAATATACATAGGCATGCGACCTGGCGAAATTAAGTCAATAAAATTTGCTGATGTGCATATAAAGGAACGCTATATGATTGGCGGTATTAAAACGGATGCGAGTAAAAACCGCATCATACCGATAGCCAATTGTATTATGCCATTTATAAGAAAATGGTACAGCGCGAGTCGATTCGAGCACGGAGAGTATATGCTTCCGACATCCACGCCTAAAAACATACAAATGGCGCTCAGCCGGTATTTAAAAATGAAAGTACCAGGGCATTTGCCCCATGACGGGAGACATACATTCGCCACTCTTCTTACACAGATAGGCACGTCCGATGCTATGACAAAAACGCTAATGGGGCATTCGCATAAAGATGTTACGAATCAGGTGTATATTCATAGAGACGTCGATGAATTGATATCCGTTGTTAACCAAATACCGCATGGCGAGGCGATATTATCTGTGAAGGATGTTATCAAAAGGCATGAAGGTTGAGCAACGGTTGAGCAACCGATTAAATTTCAAAGAATTTTAGCCGATTTATAAAACGAGGAACCCAGTAAACATCGATGTCTACTGGGTTCTTTAAATGAAATTCTATATATCCCTTACATATATACGTGAAATTGATAATTATTGTAAATAACACGTTC